TCTTGTACTTTTTTAAACGTCATTGTGTAATCTCCATATAATTAAGTAAAATTTTAACACCCGCACCCGTTAGTTTTATTTGATCAGCTTGTTCCAAAACAACTGTAACAATTTTTTCAACTTCAGTAGCATCTGCTAAACTATCTTTATACAATTCTACCTCTAAACTACTATTGCTTGAATCTAGCATTGTAACTGTAGTTGCTACTGCACCACCTGATTGATTCGACAAGTAAAAACTTTTTACTATGGTAGTGGTAGGCAACACAGGAGGTTGCGAATTTTGATCAGCCGTGGGAACTGTGTATACAGTTCCTGTGCCTGTTAAGGTAGAACTTTTAAAAGAATCAGTCAAGAAACCACGTCCTTGCTGTAGATTCATCTTTTAAATCTTGTTGATAACCAAAATTTAATTGTTGAATAACTTGTTCTAGCAATCGTATTAATACATCAAATTGAGTTTGATTATATTCTGGTGTTGCATTTGGTAGTCTAGTTGTACTTATTTTTGACATTATCTACCTCCATCTGGTTGAACATCGAGACGTAAAGTTCCAAATCTCCAGTTGTCTCCAACAGCATCACTTCTAATAGTTAGTTGTCCTTGTCTACCTCTTCCTCTTATATCAAATTTTGTAGTGCTTGTCGACACAGTCGAAGTTGTAGTTATAGAAGTAGAAGATGAAGGATAAGTTTTAAATTTAAGTTCTACATCTACGGTTCCAGATAAATTTTGAAAATCTGGAATTCCTCTTCCTATATGAAGAAGTTCTTGTCCATCTTGAATATCAAAATCACCTGAAGTAACAAAAGCATCTAAAGCGGAACCATCAGCATCAACTCCAAATTCTTGTCTATAAAAAGTTGTAGCGCCATCAGTTAATCCCAATACACTAGGAGTGGTAGCAGTTGCTGTTGTAGAATATTCAGTTGCATAAGGATATTCATAAACTCCATAATCAACCCAAGCTGTTCGAGCTAAAGTTCCAATAGACCAAGATTGTTCTAGATAGTTTAAACTTACATATCTATCTATTTGCTCTGCAGTTCCACTACAATAAAACCAAGTTATTTCATTTTTTTCTGAATTAAGACCACAATATGTTTCTGGTTGAGTAGTAATATTAAAATCACCAAATACATAATCTTGAACACTACAAGGTATTTTTTTAACTGCACCATCAAACATATAGAAAGAATTTTGAGACATCCAATAGGTAATACCATTAACATCTTTAACACAATGATTTGAAACTGCCCCGCAGTTTGCTCCTAATTGATTTAATGAAAAAGTAAAAGGAGGACCAACAAATTGCATACCATGCAAAGAAGTATCAGTCCAAACTAAGATAGCTCCTCTAGATCTAGCTGCTGCCATAATTTTAGACCCATCTTGAATTCTAAAAGAACCAGCTGTGTTAGTTGCTGTTGGAACCCAAGTATTGTAATCTTCTTGAGAAGAAAAACGTAAAAATAAAGGATCGGCTGTTCCTGACGATCCAATTGTTGTTTCAGTACCAAATAAAAACACATGTCGGTCCGTTGGAGAAACTAATGTAAAACGAGAAACTGTTGGTGCATTAGAAATAATTGCAGCCGGTGTTCCTGTTCCAACAGATGTATCCCATCTATATGTTCCTCCTTCACTAACTGTGGCAATTAAATCTTCACCAAAATTATCAAAAGACCATTGTCTACCATCAATTGTAACGGTAGAAGCAGATCGAGGTGTATTCCATGTACCAGTATTCCATGTTCCTGTACCCCATCCATAACCATAAGCTGAATTTGCTAAACCAATACTAATATCGTATGTAGCAACTACTGAGGATCCACCTCCACTTCCAGCACCAGAAGCTGTAGAACCGGTATAAGTTACCTTATAGGTATTGGCATCAACATAAGTTGTAATTTCAAATTCTTTGTTCATGTCAAGGCCATTAACTGTGGACGCTCCACTAAATGTTACAAAGTCTCCAGCTTGAGCTCCATGTCCTGCGTCTGTAACTGTAACAATTGAACTTGCATTTACGGTTGTAAAAGGATTAGTTAAACTTCCACTCGTTCTTCTTACAGGTGTAATATCGTAAGCTGCACCTTCAGAATAAACATAAAGTTTTCTATCTGTGCCAAGGGCCATGTATCTAATACCATTAAGATCAGACCAAGCATGCATATCACGCACTACTCCAATTAATGTTTCAGAAATAAGTTTAGCCCAACCACCAATTTTTTCTGGTAAACCATATCTAAAACGAACCATATCAGAATCAGTCCAACGACCTTCCGCACCATACTCCGTATTTTGTTTATCTATTCCAGGAGCAAATTGAATTTTAGTAAGTGGCATTATGCAATCCTTAAAAATCTATATTGAATTTCACCAGCAGTTCCAGCAGTTCCACCTGAATAAGGATGACCTCCTCCAGGTCCTCCTGCACCGGCAGTTCCTACTCCACCAGGTCCTCCGTAAGCAGTTCCACCTACTCCACCAGATATACCACAATTATCACCACCACAGTTTCCTGGATTGGTTCCTTGTGTACCTGTACCATAAGCATTAAATGTACCTGCTGCACCAGATGTAAAACTTGTAATATTAATACCGTCTACTGTTGTTCCAGAAGAAAGAGAACTACCTTGAGTAACAGTTCCAGCAGCTCCTGCTGCAGGGGTTCGCAAAGGACCTTGAACACCGCCTCCTGAAGCTGAAGATCCTCCACCTCCACCTAAAGAAAAAATAGCTCCTGTAGTAGCTCCAGTTAAACTGGTAAGACTACCGCCGTCTGAAGATCCTGAATATCTATTACCGCTTGTATCTGCAGCACCACTAGCTCCGACTACAGCAGTAAGAGTTTCTCCACCTGTAACACTGTATACTCTATCGGAAACATAGCCTCCTGAGGCTCCACCAGCTCCTGCTGATTCACCCCCGGCTTTGTCATAATCTGCTCCTTGAAAACCACCACCTCCGCCACCTACTGCTTGCTTGACATGAATGGCATTAGCATTTGATGGAACTGCAAACGTTGTAGTTCCAGATCCTGCAGTTGTAAAACCGCTTGGTGTATCAAATAAAGTAAAGACAGTTTCCCACGAACCACTTTCTTTTATATAAGCATTTATAACTGTTTTATTAGTAAATGAAGTACTATCTCTCACATATAATTGTGAGCCCGCATCTGAGCTTATCTCACGCCAAGTACCACCTGATTTAACATAAATCGGCATAATGCATTATGTATATTTGTACCAAATATCTCCATCAGATCCACCACTCGGTGCAGATGTACTTACTGTTCTTGTTCCATTAGCATTTGTTCCTGCAGTTGCAGAAATAAAAGCTTGTACATCACTACCTATTGCAACACCTAGATTAGTTCTAGAAGTGGCCGCAACAGCGACGTCACTAAGGTTATCTGCTTCTTGCAAAACACCAGTAACAGCGGTACCTGAGAATTTATATTTGATAGATTCATAAGTTGCCATATTACTTCTCCGTTAGTTTCCAACCATAAGTTGCGCCTGAGTATACTAAACTAAAAGCTGCATCTTCGGTTGCTACAGTTAAATCTGCTGTAGCTCCATTAATTTTTAAACTGTTTCTTCCAATTGTTAAATTGTTTGTATCAAATGTACTTGCTAAATCTACAAATCTTACCTCATCTCCTGTAGCAGGAGCTGCTGGTAAAGTAATTGTAAAGGCTCCACCAGATGTATTAGCAAATATTTTATCACCAGGAAAAGCTGTATACGTTCCTGTCTTTGTTAGCCAATCAGTTCCTGATGTTTGTAAGTTATACCAGTTTGTACCATCTGTTGCGAGAAATACACTCGTACTCGGTTGTATAACATAGGTATTACCAGACCCACCAAGGCGCATCGTAATAGTATATGTTGCACTATTGTTTCGTAAAAAATATGTTTTTTGTGTTGTTGCTACTTGAATAATAAAGTTAGATCCATGACCTGTAAATATAATAGCAGACTGTCTGTTTTCATTATCTGCTTGTGCTGAACTAATAGTATTAGCAACAGTAAGAGTATATGGGCTTGAAGCTGCTGATAAGTTCTTTGTATATACACCTGTGATAGAATATTCTAGACCATATTGAAGGTTATTATTTGTGGTATTTCCCCACGAGTTTGCTTGTTGGCCAGATCCTATAAGTTCTAGCTGTAATAATGATGAATATGTTGATGCCATAAATTATCCTATGC